CACGGCAATGGCAAAACCTGCGACAATTTCCATAGGGCCTCCTTTTGCCTATATGTTCAGTTAGCTTAACACATCTTGTCAAGTTATTTATCACTAGGTGTTTACCCTATGTTAATAACATTGATGTGGTTATCGTGCTGAACAATAGTTACTCCAAGGGTGATAAGAGCCTTGTCTTATCGATCCTGTTCCATACCTACACAGAAGTTATACACATATATTTCATTAATCACATCGTAGATACCAAACCTACCGGAGTGAATGTTCAATCGTTTAGTGTCTTGTATCACCATGTCCACTAAACTTGTGCTGTACCCATTTAAGTCAGCGAGGCGTACGTTGGGGTGTGCAACAGCCTATGTTTACTTCCACGCAGCCCATGTAGGCCCTTACTATCGTGTGGAGTACGGATGCATGGCAAATAAAAAAGCCGCTTTAGGGTATATCTTGTTGGCCGACCCCTTTTTGTGGGGACATTTTTTGATAAATCGTCCAATGGAACTTATCAAAAAATCAAGATATACGCTAAAACGGCTTCGTTTGTCGGCCAAGACAACGATTTAATTATACACAAATTTGGTGCTGTAGGTAAGAATCGAACTCACGACCCCTTGATTACAAGTCAAGTGCTCTGCCAACTGAGCTACTACAGCAATTCAGGCCAAATCATATCCCATTGGGTAGGAAACAATTTTTTACGGCTGATCTCGCCATTAGTCAGCAATTCTAGCTGTGCAGCCAAGTACATCATCTTTTCTTGCGGAATGTTTGCTTTACGCCACATAGACACAGCCGCAGGGCTTACGCCGCACAACTTTGCTACATTTGTAGTACCGCCGCAGATGTTAATTATTTCTGAATTTGTCATGATTTAATGATACTGAATAAGCTAACTTAAATCAACACTTGACACGGCATTTCAGATACCTTAAATTACGCATACTGTCACTCAGACAGGACAACTCAATATAGGTGATATATGAATGAATTAGCAAAAGCATTAGTCAAGGCGCAGTCAGCAATGAACCATGCCGCCAAAGACGCAAAAAATCCCCACTTTAAATCTGCATACTCAAGCCTGGCATCTGTCATAGACGCTGTGCGACCTGCGCTATCTAGCAATGGATTGGCGTTTGTACAAAAGCTGCACACAGCAACCAATGGCGTGATTGTAGAAACGGTGTTGATACATGAGTCGGGTCAAGAGTTATCTTGCGGGCAATTGTTTGTACCTGCCACCAAGCAAGATGCACAAGGCTTTGGCTCTGCTATCTCATACGGCAAACGGTATGGGTTGCAAGCTGCATTAGGGATTGCAAGTGAAGATGATGATGGCAACGCTGCATCTAGGCCAAAACCATTTGTCCCTGCAAGCACAATTGATATGGATGTTGCAATTACTAAGATGCTAAGTGCTGCCAATATGGACGATTTAAAGGCCGTATTTGCCGCAGAGTACAAACTAGCATCCGCTGAACAAAAAACGGCTCTTAAAGCCAAATATGACGAAATTAAAAAGGAATTTGAATAATGGCAAACGATCTTAACCGCTGTGAATTTATTGGACGCTTGGGTAAAGACCCTGAAGTGCGTTACGCCGCATCGGGGGATGCTATTTGTAATTTTTCGATTGCTACTAGTTGGAAAACCAAAGACAAAGAGGGCACAGAATGGGTACGAATTACCAGTTTTGGAAAACTTGCGGGTATCTGTGGGGATTACTTGAAAAAGGGATCACAGGTCTATATAGCGGGGCGTATGACCACTCGAAAGTGGCAAAACAAAGATGGCGTAGATCAATATACAACCGAAATCGTAGCCGATCAGATGCAGATGTTGGGCGGCAAGCCTGAGCAATCAGAACAGCCTGTAAAGCCACGGCAAGATGCATATCGGGCCATTAAAGAGGGCAATATTGCCGATCTCGAAGATGATGTACCTTTCTAGGAAAAATTATGAAAAAGCTACTATTGATTGCGCTGTTATGTTTTAACGTCCAGGCTAAACCTATTGCATCAATGAACAACAACGGAGGCGGCAAGATTGTGTTGCTTGATGATGCGTGTGTCAAAAACGGCAAAACATACGAAAACCTGTTTCGCTCTTATACATATCACGAAAACGGTACAACTCAGGATGGGTGTTGGGCTGTTGAGCACGATACCGTTGTTGTGATTTGGGATAGCGGCGCAAAAATGCGCTATCCCGCACAAAACTTTACTATTCTTGACACAGGGAAAAAGCAAAACCTATGAACCTTACAGAACAAGCAATTCTGTCGGCATGGCGGCTTCAACAAATCGAGGAAGGTGACACGATAGACGATGCCACCAAAAAATGGATTGATGAAGCAATTGAGATGCTTAAACTTTTAGCTAAAAAGGTACGATAATGAAAATTAGCCCACCTGCTTTCCCTACATACTTAGCCGATAACATGGCCCACGGTATGACAATGCGAGATTACTTTGCAAACTCCGCAATGCAATCTTTACTGCTTGTAACTGATCCAGATGAAATAACGCATGAGCAAATATCTTGGTTTGCTTACCAAATGGCAAATTCAATGATGGAGGCTAGAAACTTATGAGTTCAGAATCAGGCCATTGGTATACCCAATCAGGCGATCCGGCCTACACGATCATTGGCAAAAACGGTAAAGAGCGCAACACTACCGTTAAAGATGCCCGTGAGCACAATCTTGTACCGTCCGTTACCACCATCCTAAACATTGCTGCCAAGCCTGGGCTTAACAATTGGCTGCAACAGCAAGTGTTATTGGCGGCTTTAACGCTGCCACGGATGGATGGCGAACCGGAAGCGGATTGGTTGGATCGGGTTATGTCAGATTCACGTTCTACGGGCCGTCAAGCTGCTGAACGGGGCACGACAATGCATGGGGTGCTTGAAAAGTTTTATCGCAGCACAGAGCCGCAAATTTGGCCTTTGTATGTGATTGAAACGGATCGAGCTATTACCGAGCATTTTGGAAAACAAGATTGGACAGCGGAAACAAGTTTTGCCCATTATTTAGGGTTTGGCGGCAAGATTGACCTAAGCGCACCAGGCATCGTTATTGATTTCAAGACTAAAGAGGGCAGTCTTGATAAGGTAACGGCTTACCATGAGCATTTGATGCAGTTAGCGGCCTATTCCGTAGGGCTAGATATGGGGGAGGCTCGCTGCGCCAACGTGTTTGTCAATGAACAAGGGGATGTAAAGATCATTGAACATTCACAGGAAGATTTGGAAAACGCTTGGCATTGCTTTGAGTGCTTATTGCAGTTTTACAAAATAAAGAATAACCTATGATCTAGGGCCGAAAGCTGTGTCCCCCCCTACACACTCCTAGTCAGCGAGTAGGCCCACCCCCAACAAAAATACAACACTTAAGGTTTATCCCTATAAATACCGCTTGCTTGTATTGTTAAGGTAGCTTAATATTCTTATATGGCATTTGCCATTTCTTAGATAGGTGCAATATGAGTGCAGCGTTTTATGAGTTAACAGATGCGGGCAAACGTAGGTTGCTTAGACAGTTAGCTGTAGAACTGTCTGCCGATAAGATTGCCGAGTTAGTAGAGCCGTATTCAAGTCGGTTATGCATTGATCATAATGATGGTGCGCCATACATTACGTTCGCTAAATCAGAACTTGATATGCCGATTGATAACCAAGTGTGGGTCATGTACATGGAGGATTATGAGATAGAAAAAATCATTTACGATAACGAATAACTTTTATATAGGTGCATAACATGAAACAAGTAGTTTACGAAATTACCGCAGAGGGCAAACGTGATTTGCTCATAGAATTAGCCTCCGAACTATCCATTGATTGCGTTGATCAGTTATTGGAAATGTTTGCAAAAATAGATGTTGTTGATAAAGGCTATCCTGTTGCCATCATTGAGGGCAAACATCATCGCTCAAACAAACACAAAATAGTGCTTGGCAATGATGAATTTGTTAACCGATATGTTTTGGAGGACGAATAATGAAATACCTACGTTACACAAAAACAGATCAGCGCATCCCTGTTGAGGGTTATGTGCTTGGCGGTTTGGTGCTGTTTGCTGTATTCGGGTTTTTACCGTTGTTAAAACTTATCTTGGGGTGAACAATGACGCAATATGAT